TTTAGTAAAAAAGAAAGTGCTGACTATTCAGCTATTACAACATGGGGCGTGTTTCAAGATGATGGCATGTTAGGTCCCAGTTTAATTATGATGGATGCAGAAAAAGGAAGATGGGACTTCCCTGAACTAAAACGTATCGCATTAGATAAGTACAAAGAATATAATCCTGATAGTGTAATCATTGAAGCAAAAGCATCAGGTATGCCTTTAACACAAGAATTAAACAGATTAGGAATCCCAATATCGAACTTTACACCTAGTAGGGGTAATGATAAGTTGACAAGAGTTAACTCCGTTTCACCTGTATTTGAATCAGGAAAAGTTTACTACCCTGAAGGATACGAGTGGGCTGAAGAAGTGATTGAGGAATGTGCAGCGTTTCCTTACGGAGAATACGATGACTATGTGGATAGTATGACACAAGCAGTGATGAGATATAGACAAGGGAATTTTGTGTTGTTAGATGATGACTACGAAGCTCCCCCAAGAGATTATAAGGAATACGAGTATTATGGCTAACTTAAAAGATATTCTAGCAAAAGTAAGAGAAGGTGTACTAGATAAAGGAATTAATATTCCTACAGAAGCTGGAGGCACATCACAAACTACAAGTAGTAGAGTAGCATCAACCTATCGACTTCCCCCTGGAGGAAAAGAACAAGTATTACGTGCTAGTACAACTACACCAGGTGTCATGCGTTCAGGAACAATTTTAAATGTGACAGATTCTTATAAGAAAAATATTTTAGGACTTTCTCCTGGTGAGTTACTGGTAAACGTAGAAGAGATGCAACTTGATAAATTTAAATCTAAACGTGTTCCTCCTATGGGTTATGAATTTGTAGATGTCAAACCTTTCAGACCAACAGAAATGACTTTTAAAGATTGGTACACAAATACTTATAAAAAAGATGTTATTAGAACTCCAAAAGATTTAGCAGAATACAAATATTTTAATGCACAAAATTTTTTAAAAGAAATGAATGAAAAAGGAGACCTTACAAAATTAAAAGGTGGAACTGCTTTAGGATTTAAAACCTATACTAAAGATGCCCTTGATCAACTTGCAAGATTGCGAGGATATATTTTTGCTTTACCTAATAAAATACCAGGACAAAAAACACAAAGCCTTGATAGATATATTGGACAACTGTTTGATAATATTGGTGCTATTCAAGAGTCAAATATAAAATATTCAGATGTAATATCAGATTTAAAAAAGCAAGATCCTAAAAAGTATGGTGTTCTTACAAAGGATTTTGCAAAAGAAAGAATTAAGTTTTCTGCTGAGAGTATAGTTGATGGTGCTGCAGTGGATGCAGTTTCTGAAGTTCAAAAAAAACAAGGAGCTGATTTTGACTTTAATTCACCTAAAACAAAAAAGGCGATTGCATCAACCTTTAAAACATTATTAAAAACAACTTTGTATGCTCCTGCAGGAGTGGTAGCTGTTATCTCAGAAGGACTAGCTGCGGGAGAATTAAATCCTGAAGATCAAAGTTTAGAAACAAAACAAAGAATCGAAAGTGGTGATGTTCGCACAATGGATGAACAAGCACAACGAGAGATGTATCGTGAAAATCCTGAAGTAGCTAAGTTGATTAGAGAGGGAGCAGATTTATCTCCTAGAATTCAAGGAATGGATCCTTTAGGATTGATGAAACCAAAGAAGAATAAAAAGGTAGATAGTACAAAAGAAACAGGTATTATGACAATTGATGAAGTATTCAAATAAAAAAATTATTAGTAAACCAAAAGTAAGAATAGTAAAGCCGAGAGGATTTGAAAGAATGATGCCACAAAAAAGACCAAGAACGAGGATAAGCTAATGGCTGTTGATAAAAGAATTTCATATGAAGATATTAAGGATAGCTCTATTGAAGTAGAGGGTGAGATTCCACAAGATATCACTATTGAAGAAGAGATAGAAACAACTGACTTTGAAGAAGATGCAACAGGAGCCATGGTTCCTAGTAAACCTGAGTTAGCTCCCGTATCATTTAATTCAAATCTAGCAGAATACTTAACAGACCAAGATTTAGATATGATGTCTATTGAGCTTCTTGGAGATATCACAGATGACAAAACATCAAGAGAAGATTATTACGAAACATATGTAAAAGGTTTAGATCTTTTAGGATTTAAACTACAAGAAAGAACTCGTCCTTTTAGAGGAGCATCCTCTGTAACACATCCTGTTTTAGCAGAAGCAGTGACACAATTTCAAGCTCAAGCATATCGTGAACTTTTACCTGCGGGTGGACCTGTTAAAACAAAGATTATGGGAACACCAAGCCCTGAAGTAGAAGAACAAGCAGATCGTGTAAAAGATTTTATGAACTATCAAATCACAACAGTGATGAAAGATTATGATCCTGAAACAGATCAAATGTTATTTTATTTACCTTTAGCAGGATCAACTTTTAAAAAGATTTATTATGATGCTGTCTTACAAAGAGCAAAAGCAGAATTTGTTCCCGCAGAAGATTTAATTGTTCCTTATCATGCATCAAATTTAGAACAAGCTGAAAGAGTTACTCATGTTATCAAAATGAATGGTATTGAGTTAGAGAAGAAGAAAGCTCTAGGTTTATATCGTGATGTAGAATTACAACCTCATGATGACACAAGTAATATTCAAGATAAGTATGATCAAATTGATGGCACAAAAGCAACTGCCTATAAATCTGATGAATACACTTTGTTTGAATGTCACTGTTATTTAGATATACCAGGATTTGAAGATGCAAACGGAATGAAGCTTCCTTACATTGTCACTGTTGATGAGGGATCAGGTAAAGTTTTATCTGTCTATAGAAACTATGACGAACAAGATGTTTTAAAGAAAAAGAAAGATTACTTTGTACATTACAAGTTTTTACCTGGGCTAGGTTTTTATGGTTATGGATTAATACACATGATTGGTGGATTATCCAAAACTGCAACACTTGCATTAAGACAGCTTCTTGATGCAGGAACCTTGAGCAACTTACCCGCAGGTTTTAAAACAAGAGGTTTAAGAATACGTGATGACGATCAACCCTTACAACCAGGTGAATTCAGAGATGTGGATGCACCAGGAGGATCTATTCAAGGTTCTTTAATTAATCTTCCTTACAAAGGTCCCGATCAAACCCTTTTTCAACTTCTTAATTTCTGTGTCGGGGCTGCAAAGAATTTTGTGAGTGTAGCAGATGCAAAGATTGCTGACATGGGATCAAACAATCCTGTTGGCTCTACAATTGCTATGTTGGAGCGTGGTTCAATGGTCATGTCTTCTATCCATAAAAGATTACACTATGCACAAAAAGAAGAGTTTCAGTTATTAGCTCAGGTATTTAAATTATTCCTACCTCCTATTTATCCTTACGCAACTTCAGGTGCTAATATGATGGTCAAAGTGACAGACTTTGATGATCGTGTAGATGTCATTCCTGTATCTGATCCAAATATTTTTTCCATGGCTCAACGAGTTGCATTAGCACAACAACAATTACAATTAGCTCAATCAAATCCACAGATCCATAATGTAAGAGAAGCGTATAGAAGAATGTATCAAGCTTTAAATGTTCAAAACATTGATCAAATTCTTCCACCGCCTCCTCAACCAGTACCGCAAGATCCTGCTACTGAAAATGCAAACGCTTTAAGAAGTCTTCCTATTCAAGTTTTTCCTGGACAAGAACACGAAGCTCATGTCCAAGCCCATAGATTTTTTATGTCTAGTGCTTTGGTAAAAAGTAATCCTGCTATTTTAGGAGTTTTACAAGCTCATATTAGTGATCATATATCAAGCATGGTTAGAGAAAAAGTTAATGCTGAAATTGAACAAAAGATTCAGGCACAGATTGCTCAACTACAAAGACAATTAGCACCTGAAGAAATCCAAGCCATCCAACTTGAAGCAGAAAAAATTATTGCTGTAAAGATTGCAGAAGAAACAGCTAAACTTGTTACTGAAGAGCAACTGACTTTAGATGGAGCTGGAGAAGATCCTTTAATAAAACTCAAAGAAAGAGAATTAGATCTTCGAGAAATGGATATTTTAAGAAGAGCTTCAGAAGATCAAGATCAAATGGAACTTGATAGTATGAGATTGATGCAGAAAGATCAGATTGATCAAGAAAAAGTAAAAATTTCACAAGAAAGAAATGATATCAATGCAGCAAAGGCAATGAGTAAATAATGGCTACAACAAAAAAATCTACTAAAACGTACAAACCTATCACAAAGAAAAAATTAGTTACAAAATATGGTAATGTTCTTAAAGGAACTCCTTCTTCAACAGGTATGAAAAACTCTAATAAGTTCTTAACAAAAAACATAGATACAAAATCAAGGATGAACTTGATGAAAAAGAGAAGAGTATGACAAAATCTCAAAAAAAAGTTAAGAAAGTTATGAAAGAATTTAAAAAAGGTAAATTAAATATAGGAAAATCTAAAAAACCAGTTAAATCAAGAAAACAAGCTATTGCAATAGCTTTATCTGAGGCAGGAAAATCAAAATAAAATGAAACATGAAGAACAATATAACCGATTTATGGATGAGATCATGAAACAAACAGATAAAATGTGTAAAAGTTCAGATGATCAAATTCTTGCTGCTACATCTATGATTTATTGTGCTAGAATTATATTTGAACAATTTTATGGGAAAGAAATGGCTGTTAATTTGATTGACAGTTTAGGTGGATCGAAGGTAGACTTCGACAAACCAACAATGCATTGAGGTAAAATATGGAAAAACAAAACAAAGTCGTAGACAAGGACCAATATCAGGTAACTGATGGTAAAAAGGTTCCTTTCAAGACTATGGGCAATGAACCAAGTGGTAAAACACGAGGTCAATACGCTGTCCAAGTAAAGAAGGTACCATTTAAAGGAGTATTCTAATGGATATGATTAAAAAACTTTGGAACGAGCATCCAAAAAAGAAATGGCTATTAGTCGGTTTAGTTATCGGTTGGGTAGTCGCTCAGTATATATAATCAATGATTTGGAGTTTGCTTGGCACTGTTGCTAAAGGAGCAGTCGATGTTATCAAAACACGTACTGAGACTAAAAAGCTTATGGCAGAAGCGGAGCAAACTCACATTAGAAAAATGGCTCAAGGCGAAATTGATTTCGCCATTGCTTCACAAAAGAATATGCAAAATTCTTGGCGTGACGAGTGGTTCACAGTCATCCTTTCACTCCCTTTATTAATTGTATTTGGTGCAATATTCTTTGGCAAACCAGAGTGGATTGATAAACTTCAAGAAGGATTTTCTACTTTAAACAATCTACCTGATTGGTACATCTGGGCTTTGATGGCTTCTATAGCTAGTTCATTCGGTCTTAAAATTTCTGACATTGCAATCAAAAAGTTTAAAAAATAATGTGTGAAGGTTGTGATGATCTTTGTTTTAAATGTGAATCACAATTATCTTTATGTGAAGGATGCGGTTGTCTTTGCCATTGCGGACAATCTTGTATAGAATGTGGTCACGTAGGATGTAGACATGGTAATAACGAGGAATCAAATGAG